TTATTCAGAAAGTTTGTCTAAAATTTCTTCACAAACTAATCCTTCTTCATTCGGATTATAATCTTCGTCTAAGCAGGTTTGAACCATTTTTCTTGCGACCACATCTTCTATATGAACATAGTCATCATCCGATAAATTGTCGAAATCCAGATCCAGACCAAACTTTCTCATCAACGAAATTTCTTTTTCGGTAAACATATAGAATTACTCCTTTTCCGAATATTTTTTACGCGTACGCGTTCCGGTTTTCCAAACAGAACATCCTATGCCAGTGTCCGGATTAACTGCTACCGTAGCATATTTACCAATAAACTGCTGGCTCGGTCTTCCGAACTGATCGTACTCTACATCTTTAATATGCAACGGTTTTGTCACCGCGTCAACTATATCTTTTGCGGACACTTTGCGAGCAGTGACTTGATCGCCAGCATGGTCAGAAAGTTCATAAACACGAATTCCATTAGCCGTTTTTACATTCAATGATTTTCTATTTACAGCAGCTAATACTGATTCTTTGTTGTACATCAGCTCTTCTTTTGTTCTCCGAACTCCCCACTTCATGCCTTTTATTCCATAATGCATAAGTGATGCGGTTTTAGGTGTCCTTGAAAAAGGTCTGAGTTTCTCCATCGAAACTGTTTGCGCAACCTTCATGTTAATACCCCCCGCTCGCTTATGTCATATTAACGGAATTTTTCTTGTATGCAACTCGTCCATCACTCCAAACACCATTCTTGACTTTGCTCATATCGTAATTCTGATCAGCCAACGCCATGTGCACACCTACTTCGCCGCGCTTCGCTACAAACTTTACAGCACGACCCGATGGTGAGGTCAAATCGGACACTTTGGTATTCATCAATTCTGCCATTTTCTGATTGTGAGCGTTAATGAACGTTTTTCCTTTTACAGCATTTTCTACCAACGCCTTGTCGTACTTTGCAAGTTCTTTCGAAGATTGTTTATACGCTTTCGACGTTATCTTATCATAATTTTTATTTGCCCACTTGACATCTTTCTTTTCAAGTTGCTGAAGATGTTGTTTTCCGGCTCTTGTTAAGGAGCCGTCTGGGTTCTGATATCGACGGACTCCCCATTTTTGCCCGAGAATTCCGTGATGTGCTAAGTAATCCATAAATCCTCCTTATTCAAAAGCATCTCGGTTCAGTTTATAGGCGATATACGCATCCATCATAGCTGCAACCGCATCGATTTTTTGATCATATCGCTTTTTCAGTAATTTACGGTTTCCATTAGTATCTTCCAATGTGATACAATTTCCCATCGCAAATGTCATAAGTTCTTCATCGAAAATAAGCATCCTTTCCTCTGACAGCTTCTTCAATTCGCCAAGAGGTACCGATTCGGTTTTCGCTCCCTGAATAACTTTTTCGATTCCGAAAGGACCATTTTCTGAAGACCAACGCTCAACAAACTCTTTTGCATTATACGGATCATACCCAAAGCATCGAACGTCATATCCACATTCAACAATATGATTGTCCAGATCTTCATAAACTTCCATCATGTCAAGAACTGTTCCATCAAGAACAATTAAACTTCCTTCTTTCATGAATTGGTCATATTTAATTCGCATTGCCGCTGGGAGTTTCATAAGAGTTAATGAAGAAATATAGTTTCTGGTTTTTACACCGAAAGAACCATCTGGTAAAGGGAACAGGAATGTAAAGGCACAGAAATCATCGCCCTGAGATAAATCTCCTCCCAACGAGCATGGCATCTGCCAATAATCCCTTTTTCTATGCGGAAGAGTTTCCTCATAGGTGAAATAATATGTGTATCCCTCCATTGGAAGTCCAAAACGTTTTGCCAAAATATCATTTCTAGCCGCAGGAGCCTTCTCCGCACGCTCCACATCAAGTTGATATGTTTCGTAGCTGACCGTTTTTCCAAGATTTGGATTTGCCTTTAGCCATTTGTTTGGGTCACCGACTTCATCTATAGAATCCAACTTATACCACCAAATCGAAACATGAGGATTTATGTAATCACCTTTTAGGATATCCATCAGTTCCATTTTGATTGTATCGCCTGCTCCATTACGAACTGTACCTTCTGAACTTATTGCAACGATCAAATAATCATCAACTTTAGACGCCCCCTGTTCGATTGCGCCAATTACATCTTCTCGTATATCGCCAGATAACCATTCATCCACCGTTGCAATCTTGATTTGCAATCCTTGAAGTTTATCGATTCGCATCGGTCGTACTTCCAGAAGTGATCCAGTCATAAAATTTTCGATTCCCTTTTTCGTAGACGCGAGTTTGGTTCGATTGGCTTTTGAGCCAGAAGTATTCATCAGGGAACCTTCCGTAAGAAACTTATAAAATGGTCCTCGTGATCTGGTTATCGCAGTTCGAATCGGGGATAGCACTTCTTCAGCCTGTTTCATTGTTGGCGCGGTTGTAATCTGATGAGTGGTCGTTACATCGACATTCAGAAAGAAATTCTGAAGGCACGACCCATACATAGATTTCGCAGCACCTCTAGCTACAATAAGATATTGCTTATTTATCAGTCGTTTTTTAATCGATTTCGTTACATAATGACCGCCATGACCATCTTCATATGGTTCATATACGCTCCGCTCGACAAAATAATACCAACCAAAAATTTGTTCAGCCCAAAGTTTAAACGAATCTAAGAGATTTAGATCCGAGCCATCTGTCAATGTGAGTTCTTTTTCACAATAACTGATAAAACCCTCAACTGCTTTGTTATCGTAGTAAATTCCTGGATTTTCGATTAAATCATCAATTCGATTCATCTCCATAGAGATCTCCTTACATACTGGTATTTCTCCATGGATTACGGCATCTCGAAACATGCCGTAGTATTTCGGTACGGCTGTGTTTGATAATGCCATTTATCGATCACTCCTATTTCTTTTTTGCTCCGCCACGGAACACGGCATCTCCGAGTTCTGCTGCATCAAACTTTCCAGTAATAGCAACCTTAGCGCCATATAATAATGCGCCGGATGCAGCTGTCGTGATGGTCTTCTTTCCAATCTCTTTCAGAATTTCTGTTGTGAAAGATTGACCGTCATCAATGGTGCTCTTTTCAAGATCCTTTAATTCTTTTTCAATCTTTAATCGCTTAATTCTTGTCTGCATATCCTCAGTTGTCATATTCTTTCGTTCTTTGTTTGTCGAGGTTTTTGTATTGTCTCCACTTTTCCGGTTCTTCCCCAACTCTGTGAGTGTGCCGTCTGGGTTCTGATATCTTCGTACACCCCACTTTTGACCGAGAATTCCGTGATGTGCTAATACTTCATTACTCATTTTGAATCAGCCTCCTTTGCTATATAAGTGGTCACTCCGCCAGCATCGTTTGATGTTTCATAAAACGGCACTTCATTAACAACAAGATCTTCATCCATGATTTTTCCGGATGTATCCAATGTTTGAGCCTCAAATGCTTTTGGCGTAATATTGTAAGATCCTGTATATGTTTCTGGTTCATCTTCAGATGAGTCCTCATTTTCAGCAAATATGTTCAATCGCCACTCGTATTCGCTAATCTGAACTTTATAGCTTTCCATTACAGAAGAACTCAATGGCGGATCGAACATGAGTTTTACTTTCAAATACATGTAGGATTTTACAAGAACAAATTTGGCATCGTTACCAATAAACTGATTCCATGTTGATGCTTTATCTTCAATCATGAATCCATTAGTTGGTCCGACACCAAGTTGAGTTAAAATAGAAAATACAGAATTTATATGCATAATCAAGTCCGCATCGAACTGCTCATATTCTTCTGAAATTCCAAGCATTTTTTTAATTGATGTCAGTATACTTTCGTTCATGATCGATACCTCCATCAAATAAGTTCGATGAACTCTTTGACGCAATAACCGCTAACACCGAATACCGTACAAACTTTGTAAAATTCGGCATTTCCAGTATCATCATCTACAGTCACCTCATCACCGCATTTGATAATCTGTACAATATCAGATGTCCTGTCAGGAGCAATTCTCACAGCAAGGCTTGTACAGTTCGTAACGATACCGTTTCTACTCTTCACGGTTTCTGCTTCATCAACAAAAGCGCTATTGTCATTCATAAGAATCTCCTTTCTCAATGCCTCCAAGGGCATGTATCGTTTCTACTCCGGCTTATGGGTGATGCCGGTAATAATGTTTCATCTCCATAGTGAATGGCATTGTGTGTATTCAAAGTCGTTGATATCAAATACTCTGGATTTAATAGAATATCGCTTCGGCTCAAGATGTCTTCTTGTGCAATTGGGTTTATATGATGAATTAAAATTTTTCCATGAATTTCATATCCGTCTAATCCCAGATCGCAGCCATTATCTCGAATAATTACTTCATTTCGAACTTTTTTCCATTCCGCAGACTTATAAAATATCTGATTAAGATATCTATCAAAGCCAAATGTTTCAGCACCGACGCTACCGTCCAACCTTAAATATTCATACCGCTCATTAAAAGTTCGTAACGATGATAATTCAGAGTAAGTCCTAATATTCCTCATATTCTTCATCATCGTCACTTCCCTGTCCACTATATCCGCGAAATGCATTCAGTGCATTCGTATATAATTCCTCAACATGCTCAGCAGATTTAAGCGATCGAGTCTTCTCGCTAATCAACTCTTTCTGTTCTGCCAAAATCTCTTTTTCAAGCCTTGCTTTGGTGGAACCTCGTTTTACAAGTTCTACTATTAACTGAGAAGAGGCAGTTCCATCTCGCAATTTCTGTTCAGCGAGATCCATTGCCAAAGCTATCATTTGATTTTCTCTGGCTTCCGGAGTCAAAGCAGGCCGCATCTTTCCTGAGGAACTAGAAATGCCTACAGGCTTAGACTTTCTCATACCTTTCCCTCCTCTCAGTCTAAGAAGTATGGTCTTTAAATATACTTTATGGATAGTATTGCAATACTTAAAGAGGCTTATATGGAAGTTATAAGCCTCTTACCGAAAGGAGATAAAGAGCATGAGCCACAGCCTTGCAAATATCATCCCATATAAGCCTTTCTAAATACTGCAATCAGGAGAGACCCTAAAAATCCCTCTGGGGAAAAATCAAAGACCCCTGCGATATGTAAGGGGGCATGCATTTTTGGCA